TATCGGCAATCTGCCGGCCACCCTTAGTTAGGGATTAACTGCAAAAAACAGTCAGAAAGTGTAGATCGATACCTTCTTGTAGCCGCAAGTACCCGGCAGCGCTAGCACCTTAACCCCGTCCCTTTCGGGTAGGGGGGTGCCGGCTTCACCGAAGTTCCCGTGCCCTCTGTCAAAGCGCTTTTGCAGCGCCAGTACATTAGGCCTGGTGCAGTCGCGGATCGCGAAGCGCCTGTTTCCAGACGCCCGTTGGTACGCTGCATATAGTGCAACTGCATACTCGCTCGAACCCGGCTCTTTATGGCCTTCGTTCGTGAGCTGGTATGTTTCGAAGGTGAACCCTCCGAACCCACGCGCCAGATGGCGCTTATGGTACTTAGGATGGAAATCTGGATTAACCAGATGCCCGTCCCCGTAACCATCAGGTCCGTAAATGCGAAGAGCCGGGTGGATCATGGATTCCACTCTTTTTGCTCTATCGGCATCGCCTGTGCGCACGTAAAAATTGTGCAGCACGAACAGGGTCCGTGGACTCCACCACTCCTTAGAGTAGAAGGGCCTCACATTGATGCCCCCATACCAATCCGTACCACATGATTCCCGGAACTTTCCGGTATGGTACGACTTGCCGAGATTCACTGTGAATCCGCAGGTACGTAGAGTTTCTACGACCCGGTCGTAAGCCGTCGTTGGGACGATAATGTCATCGCCGTAGACGCTCACGACTCCAGAACCCACCTCGGCTTCTGTTGCCGACTCCGCCAGCGCCCAGAAAATGAGCGTTTCAAGCGGAAAGGTGAACCCGTTCCCCATCGAGGAGAACTTCTCCTGCCGAATCGTGTACATCCGCCCCGTTACCGGGTCGTGACACTCGACATTGGAGGTCCGAGCCCTTCGTAGGACTTCAAACCAATCAGGAGGCAAGAGCTCAGCGACTAATTCCGTAGCTACGGTGTCGCTAGCCATTGATAGGTCCAGCGTTGCTAAAGCGCCGGTAAAGGACCCGAGACGTGACAGGTATTGATTCCTGCTTTGATCTCGGATGTCCACCCCGACCTTCTTCAACCTCATTGCCAGATACTCGCCAAGTCCAGCCTGATATATTACGTTCAGGGATGGCTCGACACAGATCGACCGATAGGTCTTGAAGTTCTTGGGTACGAAGCTCAGTTTAGAGGTCTGTATCGACAGCTCCACTGAGGCCATTACGTCATACCAGCCCTCCTCAGGGTTTACTCTGATGGAAGAGCGGACTGCGTCCTCATGCAGTTCAACGTAAGAGGGCAACTCACCCAGGATGGCAGGTGCCATCGAGAGGAGATCCTCGCTACACGCGGGGCTCTCGGACATCTTCGTCCGAAGGCAAGCCTCGCTTCTTTTCACGCCTCTTGTGGCGCCAGGGCCGAACCGCAGGTTCAACTTCCGGAGGTCCGGAACTGCTCCTAGTACACTCGCAATTTTAATGCGAGCGCCGTGCAACACGGCGCCGACACGAGGGAGAAGTGATACTTCTCCCGTGCGAGTTTTTCGAAACAGCGCGTTTGTTTCTGCGCAAGCTTCTTCGGCCTCGAGGAACTTCTCGAATGCGTTCTCTTTCCGGTTGATGCCTATTTCTAGGTCTCTCAGCTTCTGGAAAAACGCGAGTGCCTGACGGCAATGACGGATTCTCTCGGCACGGTGCCGATACATGTCCATCAAGACCTCCTCCCGGAGGCCCTCATCTTCGATATCGTCCCAGTCTACCAGCGTAGGGTCATCGCCCTTGGACCAGGTTTTGGAGCCGAATTCAATCGGTCCCCAAATAGGGTCTTCGTAGCTTGGTAGTTCGAACTCACATACCGCCCGGATGTCATCTTTCCGGATTAGGGCCACGATCTGATGGCCGACGGTTCCGCCTTGGAGGGCGTGTGAGACTGCTAGATCTCGCGAAATGTCCAAAGACAAGTTCGCGGGGTAGCTGTCTGTCCAATCATCGATGTGATGCATAATTGCTCCATGAGAGTATAACAGACACGACGCTGATGAGGCGCCGCTCGCCGTTCGTCAGGTCAACTGACCTGAATGAGTTGATCGAACAGCTCGGGGACCGGCCCGGTCGTGACAGGCGTCACGCTGGTCGAGATATTCCCCAGGAGGTTGGCGGCAGCCTGACGCACAAGGCGCCGACCTGCCAACGTGCCGCGCTCGTGGAAGTAGCCCACGATCTCAACGGTGTCCACGTACGCCACTTTTGGCGGCGCAGTGTAGCCCGAAGAGTTTTGGCCGGAGATGGACTCCATCACCGGAACCTCCACGCGTGCAGAGACGCGGAAGACGCCACTCGGAAGCTTGCGCTTCTTCGTGGTAACCCTGATCTGCGCATAGTCAGGAACGCCCGGGAGCGACTCCTTCCACTTCGCAACGTTGGCGCCCTCTTGCGTGCGCTCAACGGACTCACCCACGAGGGTGTGAGTGACCGGGGTCGGAGCACCGTCAAATACGGTGATATTAGCTTGTTGGCTCATTTAGAGCTCCTTATTGTTAGGCCGGATGGCCAAAGACACGTGTGCTCAGCGCTTTCTGATGTCAGGAAGCGCCGCGGTCCGTCCGGTCTCGGATGACGAACCAAATTGCTGCACGAGGAGGGCCACTGCATTGGTGCAGTGAATCCAGGAAGCCGCCTTCGATAAAGGTTTGAAGGACGGCAGGGGAACAGAAGGGGGTTCGGACGTCGGGGCTCCGCGTATGTAAAACACATACTTAGAGTGCGCCCTGTTCGATTCTCCATCGGTGTCACTCCCTCCAGGAGGTGACCACTTTACCCTATTGGGTAGTTCCCTACGATATGCAGCCTTCCCAGGCGGCACTGCCCCATTGGAATTGCTCCAATAGGCTGGCGGAGTATTTCTACCCTGTGAGAGCGTGCTCTTCTGGTAGATACCTGGCACAAGGCTGGTTAGACCCCGCGCTTCAAGGTATTGTCCGATTGGAATAAACCAATCGACGACAAAAGACCAGGGAGTGAGTTCCCACGCGACAGGCAACGGATTCTTAAGCCCGAGCTGCGCGATGGCGTCTGGTTTCTCTTTTATGTAGATAGACAGACGATCGATCCTACTAGAAGTATAATAGGAATCAAAAAACCGATACACGTCTGTGGTATTGGGCGACTTCCCAGTCGTTGTATTCCCAACATACATCAGTGTCTTGCCCTCGTACGCCTTCTTGAGAGACGCCTTATAGCATCGCTCAAGAGGTTCACTAAGGTAATGCGCTAACTGTTCAGCCGCATCATGTGCGTCGTTCAGTAGCGGGAGCCACCCATAGATAAGCTCCAGCCAGTTGTTGGCCAGTACCTTCGGGGACGCCTTGGACACATGGCCCATGGTAGCGTAAGGCTTCAAAGGCTTTCGTGAAGTGCCTTCCAAGAGCGACCTCGCTGTCCCAGCGATGTCACCTCGGTGCAGATGGGTAAGCGCTTTGCGAATGCGAATCGCGCTGTCTGCAATCAACCCGAGGGTCTGGTGACCCTCCCCCAAGAAAACGGACGCGTTAAAGTCCGTGCCCTTGATCTTGTCGATGAGCCGGTTCAGGAGTTTTATGTCGTCGTTGGACGACCAATCCATGAACTGCATTCCCTGTCCGCTGGATAGGTAACCCGAACCCCCTTCGAGACTGCACGAGTCAGTCACTATAGGAGGGCGTGGGGCCCCATTCCAAGCATCATCGCCGTTCATGTATTCGCGGCGTTCTTGGGAACGTTTGTGTATCTGCATGCTATAGGCGTGCAACTCTTGCGAGCGGCGCCTCGGCTTCGGATCCCAAAAGGGCCGATTGACGCGGATCTTGACAACGATCGTCTTGGTTACCCAGACGCGTCGTGCCTTATCCTTGTCGCCCCACCAGCGCTTCTTCGTTTTGTAGCGAATGACGCGGGAAACATAGCGATACATCTTCTGTGGCTGCGGGAGCTTGGGCATGTCGCCCCCCGACCAAGTCTTATCGTAGCAGAAGTGATCATAACCTGCCCAGGTCGAGTAAATATTCGACACAGG